CCCGGTCAAGATGGATGTTCATCTGCTCTGCTACCCAGCGCACCTTTACGCGGCGCGGGTCAATGACTGCCGGGGCGTTCGTGCGCTGGAAATCTAGCGTGCTGATCTGGTCAATGCCGGTAATCACCTGATCGACCTCGCAGTGGTAAAACTTCTCGCGCTTGCCGTAAATGCCGGGAGACACGCGCCCAAATTCCGGCTTTCTGACAACGTTGTCCCGCGCAAGGTCGCCTTTATCGAATTCATAAAAATGCGCCGATGAAATCGGTACAGGGACAATCGGGAACACCTTCCGCGCAACATAGCCTGCCGCATTCTGGAAATACGACAGGCATACGTTCGTTAAATAGATGTGCGGTTTGAATACGCCCTTCTGAATCGAAGCCGCTACATCTGTAGCTGTCAGTTTCATTGTAGTTTTGCCTCCTTATTTTTGATAGCCGCTCTTGGTGATCTGTATCTGTACCAGCTCCCCGGCTTCCTGTGCCGCCGTCATTGCCACACCAAAGATGAAGTTTCCCGATACGGCTTTCCGGACCGTTCCCGACGCGCTGGCCGTCAGCAAATCACCCTTTGCAATGGCTTCTCCGGCTTCCGCAAGGCCGATATCCTTAATCAGCACGTCAAGCTCCATTCCCGTTTTTGTCACCAGTGCCGCGCCCGTATCGTATCCGGCTGCATCGCTGAGCACAACGCCCACAGCCGGATCACCATCCGCTGCCGGAAGTACCAGTTTTCCGTCTTCGTTATAAGCGACCGCCTTATGCGGGGCATCCGTAATATCCGCGCCCACAACGTCACGAATGCTTGCACTGTTATGGATGAATGCGGTTAAATACTGTTTCTGGCTCATTGTTTACTTTCCTCCCATGTACTCGGCTTCATACTGCGCCGCAAGCTCCGGGTTTTCCTCCCACGCCTTAACGATTGCCTCCGGCGTGGTCAGGCTGCCAGCTGCGGATTTCGCCAGCTCTGCCGCTTTGATGTCAAGGGCCTGCTTCGTCCCTGCGCTGCCGGAACGGTTGGAGCCGATTTCACCGAACAAGCTGCCCTTGGTGATGGCGTTCACGTTTTCGTCCAGCAGGGCAACATAATCATCATAAACCGTGCCGCCTGCTTTTTTCAGCTCGTACAGCTTCGCGGCCAGCTCATCCGCTTTCTTGCCGGTTACCTCATATTTCTTTGCAATGGAAGTCAGGCGTTCCATTTCGAGGCTCTTTTTCAGTTCTTCGACCTCCGCGTCCCGGCGCTTTGCAAGCTCTTGGAATTCTGCGAGCGCCTTTTGGACTTCCGGGTGAAGCTCCGTGCCTGCGGCAGACTGCGGGACTTCCGCCCCCTTTGCCACGCCGTCACCAGCTGCGGACAGTCCGGCAGCTGGCGCGTCATCAGGTACGCCGTACCGCTTTTCAAACGCCGCAAGCATTGCCTGTTCCTCCGGGGTCATTTTGCTCTTGTCGATTCTCATGGTGTCTGTTTCCTCCGTTTCTGTAATGGGTGTTCCGGTCGGTTCAACGCCGCTTTTTTCGTGTTTTTGCAACAGCTTTTCCAGCCCCTGCTGCTGTGCTGTGGATTTCTGAATGCCTGCGCTGCTGCCGGATAGATCCTCCACCTTTTGACCCGCCGCCCATTGACCAGCCGCTCCCTGAATGGCAGCTGTGAATTCATTCAGGCTTGTGAGGATCATGCCATTTTTCGTTTCGGTGTCCAGCTCCTTGTCACAAATAATGGAACAAAAACTATCCGAAAGCGCGTAGCAATAATCATATATTTGTGACATGATCGCCCGCATCTGCTCCCGGCTGATATTTTCCGAAAATGACTGCGCTTCCTTTTCCACGGTTTCTGTGGATGTCTCCGCGCCGCTGCTTTCCGGTGCGTCGCCGCCTTTCCTAAGCCACGTCAGGAATTTGCGGATCATTCCTTCATCTGCATCGCCTGCCGGTTCCGGCTCCGGCCCGCCGCGCTTGAAAAGCCGGATATGAGCGTCAGGGTTCGCGCCCTGATCCACAAGGTCAACGCTGGTCACTGCTAAGCCCTTTAATTTGGTCGCCATCAGGCACCACCTTCTTTCATTTCTTCCCGCACGGCTTTCCCCTCGATGGAAAACATCGAATATTCACCGTTTTTGATTTTCTCCCAGACTTCATCGTCCGTGATTTTGAAGCCGATCCACCAGCCCTCCGGCAGGATATCCGCCGGAATGCCAAGCGCTGCCGCTTTCTCTTTGGTGAAAACTACACTCTCAATCACGTGTCCCACGCCGCCGCGCTGGTGCATTTCCCCGGCGGTCCCGAAGCCCGCCACGTAGTCATATGCCGCCCGTTCCAGTTCGTCTGGATCAATGGCGTCCTGCTGCCAGTCTACGATTTGCTCACCATTCACACGGACAGCTACGTTCGCCCAACCGAATACAAGCCGCTGGTCGCCGTCCGACTTCATGACGGTCAACCGGTGCGGACGGTCCCGCGCTTTGGTGAGCTGATTATAAGTTTTAGCACTCATTTTGTACTCCTTTCGGGTATGGAAAAGCCGCCGCTCTTTCGAGTGACGGCTTTCGCGTCTGGTGTTTTATTTTCACCTGTGTTACAATCGGTATACAGCCTCGGCCAAGGCTGAATTCAGATGAAAGGGGGTACCATGTATGTCTGGTGAAGATAAGGTAACAGGAAAATGCCCGTATGATGATGAAGATACGGAACTTAAATTAGAATACACGCTATATCAGCCTGCGGGTTATCCTGCGCCTGTGCACGTGTATACCGCGAACCGTTACCCCAAATCATTCGATTATGGGGGTGATCCCAATAATTGCCCTATTGCCCTTTCTTACGGTTTCCAGTGAGGATACTCATGGGCCGCTACGTTTTCCTCAGCCTCGAAGCGGTTAATCAGCATACCGCAGTAAACGCCTGTGATGTCTGAGAGTTTATCTCTTACGGCTGTGTTGAAGTAAGTGGTATGCGTTGCCCCGAACTCCTTTGCGCATTCTTCGGCATAGCGGCAATTCCCTTCGCAAGCCCAAAACCAGCGATCCATGTACATGAAGCCCTGCATCATTCTTGCAAGACAATGCAAATCTTTTTCGTTTAACTCCATAGCAAATACCTCTTATTGAAACAGGGCAGCACATTGGCCGCCCTGCTTTCTATCTACATTTTAGTCGGCTGATACTTTACAGGAATTTCTATCAGTTTCCCTTTTTTGAGCTCATCCCAATGGAGGGGAGGGAAGCAAACAGAAATGTTTCCGGTTTGCTTATTCACCATAAACGGCGGGCGGTCAATCTGTTCACCGTTAATTCCAGCCATACCCAAAACGAAACTATGCCCGATGTCCGTTGCAGTTTCTACACGTTCAAAAGGTGATCCTTTTATAACCATCTCACACGCAGTATTGATATCAACCATAAAGTTCTCCTTATTCAACACACTCTTTGATTAAATCTGTGAAATCCTTATCGTCTATCCGCAGCAGCCTTGTTTCAGTAGGTTTTATCATGCCCTTGCTGAAATAATAGCTTGCATCTAGTTCTCCAGGCTGAGGATCAACAAATCGCGTTATTCCTCCGACCTGTTCTGCAATGAAAACATGGCCGCCACCGCTTTGCCACCGCACCCGGACAATCGCCCTCGCGCCGTCCCCGTAATCTTTCATTCTGGATAAGATGCTTTTCAGCACCGTGCTGCCGGTCTTCCCCTGCGGCGTTTCCAGATACGAGGCACCTTCTGCGTAAACGTTCGGCCAGCCCCGCGAATGCATCATATACGGCAGGGTATCTGTCCCATCCATGATTGCCGGTTTGGCACTCACCGCGAACCCCCGCCGCCGTGCCTCATATGCCGAAACGCATCTCTGACAGTTTACCTGCCATTCTGTCCCTGTAAAATAATTGGGGTTAGTCGCTCTTACATCATCGTCAATATCATGTTCATCGGAAATCATCTGGAACCCCCACGGGTTCTGTGTCACTATCGTATCATCATTTTCCGAATCGGTCAAGGCCGGTGAATCGGCTTCAATCATTCGCGTGTCGGGGAGGATTTCCTCATATGCTACAGCACAGCGGCAGGAAGGATGTGCTGGCGGCAGCAGCTTCCCAAAGCTGAATGGCTCGGACATATTGCGCTTTTCCCCGTCAAGCGCCCCGCAGATGGGGCAGACGCGCTCATCATCTGCGGTCAGGTAAGTCTTCGTGCAGTCACCGATATAACCCTGCTCCTGCGCGTCCCTCGTTGCGCCGTAGTGGCCCGCGTTGTAGGCAAAGGCAAGCTCTGTTCGGGCGATATTCTGCGCCCTGTAACGGTGCTGCCTGCCCGCATACCGAGCAGCGGATTCCTCCGCCTTTCGCTTCGCGGTTTCAGGATCGCAGCGTGGATGGGCTTTCAGATAGGCTTCTTCGACCGCTGCGCAGTGCCGCACGTTTGCAAGCGTCTGCCCGACCGTCAGACCTACCGTAGGGCGAATCATCCGAGCCGCTTCATCCGGTGTGATCGCCGTGTAACCGCTGATATGGGAAACCACCGCGTTCAGCGCCTTGCGCACATCGCCGCCGCAGCCGGTCGCGATTGCCCGCACCGTGCCCTCTGCAACCGTAACCGCGCGCCCCTCA